ATGAATCAACTGAAACTGGAATGGATTTCTTATCTAATGGATTTAAATTGAGAGATGGTGATGCTCATCAGAATCAAGATGGAACAACATACATCTTCGCAGCATTTGCTGAGTCGCCATTCCAAACAGCTAACGCTAAGTAATAAATACATCAGGGTATCTCTAATCTAAAATCAAATGGCAATTGTATTTCCAGCAAGTCCTAGTGTAAATGATACTTTTACAGAAGGATCTATCACATACAAATGGGATGGTGCTAAGTGGATTGGACTGGGTATTACTCCTGCTGATAGATTAGTTGAGGGTAGCAATAGTTTAGAGATTAATGATAGCAATAATCTAATTTGGACTGGTAATAATGTTAGCATCGGAACTGGTAATACAACACAAAAACTTAATGTTGGTGGAAATATATCCATACAAGAATCTGGTACTATTTATTTTGATGCTAGTTCAGGATTTAGTCCTCGTATAGCAAATAGTACTAGTATAAATGATCTTTCAATATTTACAAATAATTTAGAAAGACTTACTATAGATTCAAGTGGAAGAGTTTTACAAGGATTAACTTCTGCAAAATTTGGATTTTTTAATGATAACAATGCTCCTCCTGTTTTCCAGATTCAGGGAGATACTTATTATGACAGTGCTTTATCTATCTTTAGAGATGGTACGGGTGCCAGTGGACCTAACTTTATTCTTGCAAAAGGCAGAGAAGCAATAGTTCAAGATAATGATATTCTTGGAACTATTTCTTTCCAAGGTCATGATGGCACAACAGAACTAATAGAAGGTGCTTCTATTGTTACAGAGGTTGATGGAACTCCTTCTGCTAATAATGTTCCCTCCGCGCTGGTATTTAAGACAAATAGTGGAACATCAACATCAACAGAAAGACTTCGTATAGATTCAAGTGGTCGGTTGCTTGTGGGCAAACAATCTCACACTGGTGATGCTTTATTCGTTACAGAGAGTAACCATACGAGCGGTGGAATTATAGGTGAATTTGACAATGCTGCTACAGGTAATTTTGGCGGAGTAAGAATTTTAGGTGGAGTTACAGATAGAGAATGCCGTTTACAATCTCTGTATGGAAGTTCGTTTTTTACTTTCTATACAGAAGGGACGGGTGCTGCAGAAGAAAGACTTCGTATAACTTCTGATGGTGAAGTTCAAATTTCTAATGGTAACCTAAAATTCTCAACAGCAGGAACTGGTATTGACTTCTCTGCTAATGCCAACGCTGCTGGAATGACCAGTGAGGTATTAGACGATTATGAGGAGGGCACTTGGACTCCCGCTTTTGGTGCCTCCACCACTGCGCCAACATGTACCTATAGTCCCGCCCCGATTGGAAATTACACTAAAATAGGTAGACTTGTTAATGTATCTTGTTCGATACAATGTACTGCACGTACTGGTGGGGTTGGGTTGTGGTTAATTACTGGTCTCCCATTCACAATAAATGATACTACTGGATCTGGTGGTTCTCCATCTATGAATAATATTAATATACCTGATGGTGCTGTCAATATCGCATCTGAATTCAAAAATGGTAGTACTTCTTTTTATGCAGGTCTTGCCACAAGAGATAATGCGAGTTGGTCTAACCTAAATATAACAACAGTACCAAATTCAAACTGTAATTATCGTGTAGAGTTCTCTTATCACACTGACTCATAAATACTTACGCCTAAACCTGTTTAGTTTGGAGAACAATCCTAATGGCATTACAAGAAAAATCAGTAGTAGATAAAATTGAAGTTCTACTCAACGGATCCATTCAAGTAAGAAGAAGAGATCAGATTCTTAAAGATAATAATGAAGGTACTAAGTGGACAGAAGTTGCTTCTTCTTTCCATCGTCATGTAATTAATCCTGGTGATGATGTAAGCAACGAAGATCCTAGAGTTGCTGCCATCGCTGCTGCTACTTGGACTGAAGAAGTTGTAGCAGCATATCAAGCAGCACAAGAAGAAGCACCTGCTGAGTGATAAATAGAGATGCCTTATTTCTTTATTCATGGAATCAAATCCAAAGAAGAAAGAGGAAGCCAAAAAGGAAAACAAATTTGAGTGGGCGGATGAGGGTGTATCAACTCTCGTCCGAGTTATTATTCTTGGATGGTCAGCAGCAATTCTGACCCTTAATTATGTAACTGTTCCTGGTGTTCCTCAAAAAAATATCGATCCAACTTTTATTGCCAGTGTTTTTACTGGAACATTAGCTACATTTGGTGTCATGCCTTCTAAGAAGAAGGATGAATCAAAGGAAGCACCTACATTGGAGAAGAAAGATGCAAAAATTGATTAATGTAGTTGCTTTATTGTCTGGTCTAGTTTCTTTATCTGTCTTAGGGGGTGGTGCTTATCTTTACGTTCAAAAGGATACATTAATCGAAGGTGCTAGGGAGAAAGCAACTGCTGCTATCACCGAAGCAATCACAGAAGCACTACCAGGAATGGTAAATGCTGCTATGCCTAAGATGCCTGAAGTAACTGGTCCCTCTATGCCATTCTAACCATGAATAAACTTAAGATCGTCGCCGCTTCAGTTGGCGGAGTATTTGTTGTAGCACATATAGGTCTGCTTGGATATGTTTTCAGGCAGGAACCTGAACCTGTGCTCCAACCTCCTACATTTCACATCCCCCGTGGTCCTTATTCTTCTTACAGGATTAAGGCAGGTAAGGATGGTTATGAGATTGAATTCCGTGCTGACGATCCTAAGATTTTGGAGTCTGAAAGGTCTTTAGATGTTGACAAAGAGAGGAGAGGATTGTTTGGTGGCGGATCTGAAATTAGAAATGAGTACCGCCGTGATCAATATACCCGTGAAGGCACCAGGAATCTAGGAGGTGCAACTGACGAGCAGGGAAAGTCTGCGAAAGAAATCGAGTGCATCGTGGCGGACGCTGGAGCACGTTCACAAGGTGCAATGGCAGGTAGTGCTATTGCTGCTGGAGTTGCTGTTCCTGCCCTTGCTAGCATCCCCTACGTGGGTTGGTTGGCAGGTGGATGGGCATTGCTCCTAGGACAGAAAGCAGGATCATCACTTGGTTCTCAAGTTGGAAGCGTGTTTAATGATTGTTAAATAGTTAAGTATTGAGGAAACATTATGGCTCAGACGACTTATAAGAAGCAACAGAAGAAAGAAGCGACAGAAACATTTTTCTTATATGTATTCTTTCATTCTATTTGGACAGGAATTTTTAAAATGTTTGAAGACTGATGCCTGAGATACCTATTATTACAGGTGGAGATATTAGTATTAAAGATATTCAGATTAATACTATACCCACCTATGACTTTAATAACACTTCAACCTCCTTACCAATAGCAGCTCCAGTAGTTGTGAATATTGGTGTGCCTGTGGTTAATATACCAGGATGTGTTGAGGCGACTGAAACTAATAGTGCTAAAAATAATCAATTAAGAGAGGATGATACCAATGGTTTGGTTACGTATTGCGATTCTGGTGTTCCCAATTTTAATCCTCTTTCTTTTGAACCAAACCAGATGATTATGACTGGTCCACCTCAGGTGGATAACAGAACACCAGATAAACCTACACCACCAGAAACAAAAACAGACACACCATCACCTCCACCATCTACTGCTAATGTTGAATGTCCTACTAAAGTACAGCAGGCACAAGAACCTGCTGGAACATATGTAGAAGGATTTAGAAAGATAGTTACTGGATACAAACTCATCGATAATACATGTGTTCAACTAACAGATCCAGTTCCTTTACCTACACAAATTCTTGCTGGTCTACCTAGTGGTGGACAGGTAATGCAGGTAGGTGGTATTGCTGTCATCGCTACATCATCAGCACTATTAGCAAAACCGCTGGCAGACATACTATTGAAAGCAGTCAAACCAACGGTCAAGAAAGTTATGAAAAAGATTTCTACTTTACGTGGTAAGAAACCTCCTATTTTGTCTGTAGGGGAGCGCCTAGCAGAGCAGCGTCAGATGAATCATGCTGTGAAGGAGATTCGTTCTGTCTTTCCGAGGAGGAAGAAGAAACGCTAGGGATGTTATGATAGTGTGGATGTCTATGTCCTGGAGGATTGTTTACCAACACATCAGCACATACTTTATAGTAAGGACTCTTGGGATGGAATTGAATTCCTTTTAACTTTAACTCACCACAATTCTTAAGTCTTGCAATCTCAAAGTCCAATCTTTTATTGGCAGTTATTTGTTGCATCATCTCAATGTTAGAAGATGCTGCTTCCTTACAAAGATCTTGTAATTTCTTATCTGTAGGTGTACTCCATGTCATAGAGAACCCTAGACCTAGACTATAGTTATCTTTTTGTCCTGTTCTAGTTTTTTTAGTGAACAAAACATCACCAGGATTATCTAATCTTCCATCACCAATAGGTTTCCCATCATCATCGAAGTCCCCAAAGTTATCAGTGACATCATATACTGGGTCATCGTAGAAAGGTTCGTATGGTTTAGAAGCAGAGACACTTCCTGTTACATAGGGGGTAAAGTTGCGAGTGGGACCCTGACATTGTATACCACCTCCGTATGTGTTTGTAATATATGGTCCCTGAAGGACTTGTATAGCTTGGTTTGTAACGGAGCCTGAACTATTAGCCACAGGATTAGCAGTAGCAGAGACACCACCAACAGTTTCAGCATAAGAAGGATTAGCAAATATTAATGTTATTGGGAGAAGATACTTGTAGTATCTGTTGCGCTTTCGACCTCGGTTACTCTTTGAATAATCGTTTGATTGCTTAAACCAGGTCCGCGATAAGTTTCTGTGAACTGAAACGCTGCTCCTGGTACTGTTTGTGTGAATTGGGGTTTGCTTGTTACTCCAGTCCATGATGAAGTCACTCCATTAATAGTTACATTAGTAGCACCTGGTTGTGGTGATAAAGTACCAGATGCTGATACACCAGTGCCAGTAGCAGAATACTGATACCCTGTGTTATAATCCATTGAATTTATTGTCTCAGTTATCTTCTGAGTGGTCTCTGTCCTGCTCGTCATACTTCCCTGTGTGAAGTTTGGGACCACGGGGACCGCCAGGGCAGGAGCAAGTGTGACACAAGCACCCACCACAGACATCACAGACCAACGAATCATAGTATTCATTACCTATCTCCTTAGTCAATGACAGTGATCTCAGAAACAAATTGTCCAGTTGCAGTAGTACCAGGACCACCAGCGGTTACAGTTAGAGCACCTGAAGTTGCTACAGTACCTGCTAGACTTCCAGCACTACCAGCAGTGTAAGAAGTTACATTACTGAAGTTAGGAACATCTCCTACAGTAGGAGCAGCAGTTGGGATTGCATCACCTTGAGTAAACGAGGTGCTATATGTGAAAGCATTTCCATCAGTTGCCTGAGTTGCTGAGATAGTTCCAGGAGAATAGATGCCACTAGTAATGGTGCCAGCAGAAATAGTTCCTGTCGTAGTGCCATCAGTAGTATTAATACCACTACCTGAAATACTATAAGAATTTCCTACTCTTACAGCAGTTGATCTAGCAGCTTCAACAGTCAGTTGAACACTAGAAGATTGTTTTGATACAAGTCCGCCAGCATTCGCTGCAGTAGCGGTCATCAGTAGCATTGCGAGTGGTAATAACTTTTTCATATCACTCTCATTTAGGATCCATATTTATTTATGCTGTGGTTGGGGCTTGACAGATCTTAACTATTACTATATACTATGTAAAGATTCATTACGAAACGTATCATGACCGTAACAACAGAAGATGGTGGACGCACAAACATGTGGGCAACAGAACCACGCATGTATGTAGATCCCACAGAAGCAGAGCGTTATGGGTATGAGACTCATGCAGACCGTGCTGAAAAAGCAAATGGTCGCTGGGCAATGCTTGGTATTATTGCTGGTTTCCTGTCATATGCCATCACAGGCAACTTCTTTTTTGGAGTAGCTTGACAATGGCGGCATCATTCTTTACAATGGTAAGTGTCGTGTTCCTAGTAGCACTGGCATATTCTGTAGAACAACTTTCTGAAACATACTAATGGCATTTACTATCACAACTAAGGCACCTGATGGAACTGAAACGTCCTTCCCATGCGAAGACGATCAGTACATCCTCGACGCTGCTGAAGAAGCAGGCGTTGATATGAACTACTCATGCCGTGCTGGTGCTTGTTCATCTTGTGCTGGTAAACTTGAGAGTGGTTCTGTCGATCAAAGCGATCAATCGTTCTTGGATGATGATCAAATGGAAGAAGGATTTATTCTGACATGTGTATCCTATCCTACTAGTGATTGCGTAGTTTTGACCGAACAGGAAGAGAGTCTTTATTGATGGAATTTACACAAGATGATCTTTGGAATCAGATTGCAACCCTTGGTTGGGATGTAAGACATGATAACATCGTAATCGAGATCGGTGGTACAGTAGTTTCTGGTATCCACCAAGGTGAGGAGTACAATAAAAAGTGGGCAACCCCTTACGGTACTCGCAAATATAATAAGGATGCGTTTATAGTTATTAAAAATCTTTCACGCACTCCATTTGAACCATCTCAACCCATGGACAGACCACACGAACCTCATCATTCAAAGACACAAGACATTGTTGTCAATATGGAAGGTGGTGTTGGCGGGTCATGGGAAGTCAAAGAGGAAGATGTCAAATCCTAATCAACTCTATGAAGACATGGAGAAACTGAATGCCCTATACGAAGAACTCTGCTGGGGGCATGATGATGAGTTAGTATTCCAAATCGAATATCTAACAGGTAAAGGCAGAATTATTATCAAAAACAAAACACAGGAGCAAAACAAATGAAATTCGGATTCACACCTGAGGCAGAGATCCTCAACTCACGTCTGGCGATGCTTGGTTTTATCATTGCTGTTGGAACTTACGCTACAACTGGACAGATTATTCCTGGAGTATGGTAAATGGACACTAGTAACTTTCTAGCATTAGTAGTTGGATTCATGGTAGCAAATTTTTTATTATATCTTATCAAAGAATCTGATGATGACAATGGTGGAGGTGATGGCGGTATCATGACTCCTGTCATGGCACCTACAAATTAAATAAATAAAGACATATCGTCGCCCCTTAAAGGGACCTCTGCCACATAACAGAAGGTCCCTTTTTTATTGTCCGAATTAAAAAAAGTAATGATTGATACACAAATGTTCCATATCTATGATAAGGAGACTAGCAAACCAGTCAGAGTGTGTATGACAGTTGAGGAACTGGAACAAATGATCGCAAAAAGAGAGGTCGATTGGACGCACTGGGAGGTAGAAACGTGCTATACTGATCTCAGTTCGGAAGACCCCTCTTACTAGTTGAGTATAATCACTCATCTTTCAGGGGTTGACGGACATAGCACAACCTGCTATACTAAATACATCGATTGATTAAGAAACGTAAAGTTTTTTCTTCGTTTGAACACACGCCTCACCAAGACTAAACAGCGTGTTTAAAAAACAGTCTTTAATACCTGCCTCTGAGGGTGAGACAGGAATAATTTACCAGTGTTTCCCTGCACTCTTATCTAACCCTTTTTCAATTCAATGGCTTCAACTCTTTCTAGACAACAATCTACTTCCTCGTGGGAATCTTTCTGCGAGTGGGTAACGTCCACCAACAACCGTCTTTATGTCGGTTGGTTCGGCGTGTTGATGATTCCTACATTGCTTGCCGCAACTGTATGTTTCATCGTTGCTTTCGTAGCAGCACCTCCCGTCGATATTGACGGTATCCGCGAACCAGTTGCTGGTTCACTCATGTATGGCAACAACATCATCTCTGGTGCTGTTGTCCCATCTTCAAACGCAATTGGTCTTCACTTCTATCCCATCTGGGAAGCAGCATCACTCGATGAGTGGCTGTATAACGGCGGTCCTTTCCAACTCGTAGTATTCCACTTCCTCATCGGCATCTATGCATATATGGGACGCGAGTGGGAACTCTCTTACCGCTTAGGTATGCGTCCATGGATCTGCGTTGCATACTCTGCACCAGTTGCAGCAGCATCAGCAGTATTCTTAGTTTACCCCTTCGGTCAGGGTTCTTTCTCTGATGCGATGCCCTTGGGTATCAGTGGTACATTCAACTACATGCTTGTCTTCCAAGCAGAGCACAACATCCTGATGCACCCCTTCCACATGTTGGGAGTTGCTGGTGTGTTCGGTGGTTCACTGTTCTCCGCCATGCACGGTTCTTTGGTTACATCTTCACTCGTCCGTGAGACGACTGAAACTGAGTCTCAGAACTATGGTTATAAGTTCGGACAAGAAGAAGAGACATATAACATTGTCGCCGCACACGGTTACTTTGGTCGTTTGATCTTCCAATATGCTTCATTCAACAACTCCCGCTCCTTGCACTTCTTCCTAGCAGCATGGCCTGTAGTTGGAATCTGGTTCACTGCATTGGGCGTAAGCACCATGGCATTTAACCTCAATGGATTCAACTTCAACCAGTCCATCCTCGACGGACAAGGACGTGTCCTCAACACATGGGCCGACGTGCTCAATCGTGCAGGACTCGGAATGGAAGTCATGCACGAAAGAAATGCACATAACTTCCCGCTTGATCTTGCAGCAGCTGAGTCCACACCTGTGGCCTTGATTGCTCCATCTGTTGGTTGATCACTCAACCTGTGGTATAATTCAGGGGTCTTCGGACCCCTTTTCTTTTCTTCATTATTGTAAAGTTTTATGTCTACTGACCTAATCGAACTGCTTACTTACTACGTGATCGGTGGTGCCCTTATCATAGGACCACCAGCAATCTTTCTCATCATTGCTATGATGGCAGCACTTCAAAATACGAAAGGTCGTATGGTTGGATACAAAGACCACAAAACTTATGGCGATTCATCTATCTACGATCCGGCATCAAAATTGCCAGTAGATCAAACAAAATTCTTTTTGGAACTTAATAACTAAGGTAAAAAATAAATGACAACAAGTACACTAACAACACCAACACGGGGGTGGTTCGATGTCTTGGACGACTGGGTTAAACGGGATCGCTTTGTCTTTGTGGGTTGGTCTGGACTCCTACTTCTTCCCACTGCTTATCTTGCCATTGGCGGTTGGCTTACTGGCACAGCTTTTGTTACGAGTTGGTACACCCACGGTCTTGCTTCTTCCTATCTTGAAGGTGCTAACTTTCTTACGGCAGCTGTCTCGACGCCTGCTGACGCTATGGGTCATTCTCTTCTGCTACTTTGGGGTCCTGAGTCTCAGGGGAATTTCCAGCGGTGGTGCCAACTTGGGGGACTCTGGAATTTCGTGGCTCTCCACGGTGCCTTCGCTCTCATTGGTTTCATGCTTAGGCAATTTGAACTTGCTCGCCTGATTGGTATCAGACCTTACAATGCGATTGCTTTTTCTGGTCCTATTGCTGTATTCGTCAGTGTTTTCCTCATCTATCCTTTGGGACAGTCCTCTTGGTTTTTCGCGCCGTCCTTTGGTGTCGCGGCGATCTTCAGGTTCCTGCTGTTCCTTCAGGGATTCCACAACTGGACCCTCAACCCCTTCCATATGATGGGAGTTGCTGGTATACTAGGTGGAGCATTGCTGTCAGCAATCCATGGTGTCACAGTGGAGAATACTTTATATGAAGATGGAGAACAAGCAAATACCTTTAAGGCGTTTGATTCAACTCAAGAGGAGGAGACTTACTCTATGGTCACTGCAAACCGCTTCTGGTCGCAGATCTTCGGTATTGCGTTTTCTAACAAGCGTTGGCTTCATTTCTTCATGTTGTTTGTGCCTGTTATGGGTCTTTGGGTCTCCTCTATTGGCATTATTGGTCTTGCTCTTAATCTTCGTGCTTACGATTTCGTGAGTCAAGAGATCAGAGCAGCAGAAGATCCAGAATTTGAGACCTTCTACACTAAGAACATCCTATTGAATGAAGGACTACGTGCATGGTTGGCACCTGCCGATCAACCACACGAAAACTTTATCTTCCCTGAGGAAGTATTGCCCAGAGGCAACGCACTGTGAATCAATTTGAAGTTACACTATACTTCATATGCTTCGCTCTTATTGCTGGTGGTGCTTTCGCTATGATGTGGGCTAATATTCAATCTATTAAAGTAGAGATGAATACACCCAAACCACGTCATCCAGAAGCACCACAAGCAGGTGAGGAATTGATGTATGTAGATTTATCCAGAGAAAAACTGGAAGATCTCTACAATAAATAAAACAAATCTGAAATTATTATGTCTTGCAATCTTCGCCAAAAAATGTTGGATGCTCTAGTTGCTGATGCTCTAGGTAGTATTGCCAAAGCAAAAGCAAACATAGAAGTATACCTACACAATCCTGTAGGTATTGGTGAGCACCCTGATGTGCTTGCTGCTATTCAGGAACAACTAGATATCATTGCTCATGAAGATGAGCGTATTGAAGTTATTAATAATCACTTTAATGAACATGAGTAGAGGATGTTGTGGTGCTGGGTGTCGCGATTGCCCATTCAGACCACCTCCTAGACCGACCACCTCTGCTTGACGGGGGTGGTTTTTTATTGTATACTGTGAAAGTTAAACGCCTCATTTTTATGGAAGTAATCGTAGAAGGCAAGGTCAAAACTGTGTATGCTGGTGATGACGCTGATCGTGTCATCATTGAGTATCATGATAGAGTGACAGCAGGTAATGGCGAGATGGTTGATCATCCTTTAGGAAAAGGATCCCTCTGCTGTAGTATCTCTGCTCTTATCTTTGAGAAACTTGCCAAAGAACTTATCCCAACTCATTACATCAATATGGTTGGTGCTAATAAAATGATCTGTAGGAAAGTAGACATTGTTCCTCTGGAAGTTATTTGTAGGAACCGTGCTGCTGGATCTATTGTCCGTGAGACAACTCTTCGTGAAGGTTATTCACTACCTCATCCTATTGTTGAGTTCTTTCTGAAGGATGATAGTAAGCACGACCCTCTACTTACAAAGGATCGTGTAAAACTAATGGGACATGATCCAGAACCTTTTATTGAGATGACTCTACGTATCAATGACATCCTTCGTTCATTGTTCTACATCTTAGGTATTGACCTTGTGGATTTTAAGGTTGAGTATGGATACACCGCACATGGTGAGTTGCTACTTGCTGATGAGATCAGTCCTGATAGTATGAGACTGTGGAAGATTGGTGGTGATGAACGCTTTGATAAAGATCTATTCAGAAATGATGAAGGTGATATCGTACCTGCTTATCGTGAGATCCTTGACCGACTACAACCTCTTGCTATTCAATGAACGATCTTAAAATTTACTGTCAAACTGAAGACGACCAAACAAATATTGTTGAGTTTATTTTTTCTGAATATGAGGATGTGAAAGTATCTACTTGGGAACCCGATCCTGTGGAAACAGGAACATGGGGAATGTTTGTTGATGAGTTTCCATCAGAATTAGTTGGTAAGCTAGAGAAGTATCTTGAGGGTGAAGATTCTTGGGAACTTGATGAAGAAGTTGAAATTGTATTAGAATGAAACATGAAATCCCTGAGGAGATTAAGAAGAATGGATTTGCTTGTTTCGGTAGTTTGAATCAAGCAGAGAGAGCATGTGTTCTACTTGGTGATGATGCTTATAGAGAATCATTAGACCTTGAGAATGATGATGCTCCCTGTTGGCAGATTCCAAGTGGAGAACACACTACTTTTGCTGGGTGGAATCCCCAGTGTGTCCCTACCATGGACTACATTGTATGGAAACTAAAACGACTTGACGGTATTATTACGGGAGAAATCATTGGATAAGTTATCAAAAGAAGAAATGCGGGCTAAGATCAAAGAGTTTTCTGCTATTCTTAAAAGTCAAAGAGAACACTGGGATAAGGAAGACAAAATTGGATTCACATATTCCTGTGATCTAATCTCACAATCACTCATTACATTATACATTCGTTTAGGTAGAGACTAATGGACTACAAAACTGCAGGCGTTGACATTCAAAAGGGTAGATCCTTTGTAGAATATCTTAAGGTGATGGCACCTAGTATTGGTGGGTTCAATGGAATGATGGAGATTCCATCAGGATATGAGAAACCTGTGTTGGTATCTGGTGCTGATGGTGTCGGAACTAAAATTAATATCTGTAGGATTGCTCGTGATTACTCCACTATTGGTCAGGATCTCGTTGCTATGTGCGTCAATGACATTATATGTTCTGGCGCTAAACCATTATATTTTTTAGACTATATCTCTACTAAATCTCTTGATGCTAATGTAAGTGAAATCGTGCATGGAGTCGTCAAGGCATGTGAACTTACTGGTATGGAGCTCCTAGGTGGAGAAACTGCAGAGCATTACAGAGCAACTGATTATGATCTTGCTGGTTTCTGTACTGGTATTGTAGAGAAGAATGATATTGTTGATGGTAGTAACATCAGAGAAGGTGATGTAGTCATTGGTATTGAGAGCAGTGGTCTTCATAGTAATGGATACACTCTTGTCAATGATATGCTGTGGAGAAATTATATCTTCTATAAAGAGATGCCTGAGCTGTTGGTTCCAACTACCATCTACTCTGGTTTGATCCAACACCTGTTGGATGAAGTTCCTATCCTAGGCATGGCACATATCACTGGAGGGGGACTCCCTGAGAACCTCCCAAGATGCCTTCCAAGGGGTCTCACCGTTGACGTTGACTATTCTGCTTGGGAGAGACCAGAACTCTTCACCAAGATCCAGGAGGCAGGAGACATTTCTGAAGAAGAGATGCGTAATGTATTCAATCTTGGTATTGGATTCTGTTTAGTTGTGCCACCTGAGGTAGCAGAACTAACTCAGACCTTGATTTCTGACACACCTTATGGTATGATGTCTTGGGTTATTGGAAAAGTACAATGAAGATTAAAGTTTATTCTACACCAGGGTGTTCTTACTGTAGTAAGTTGAAGCAACTCTTTGAACGTGCGAACATCACTGATTATGATGAACAGTTGTGTAGTAATGGAGATGAACTTCGTGTTGATTATCCTGAAGCAAGTTCTTTTCCTTATGTTATTGTAGATGGGAAAGAAATTGGTGGTTTGGTAGAGACCGCTAAATTCTTATTGGAAAATGGATTAGTCTCTGCACCAAAAAAGTGAAAGATCTTAAAATAAATAAAGGCATAGAACTAATGCTTCGGGGGGCGAAGGCAGAAAAGGAAGAAGCGAAACCCCCATCAAAAGGTATCGCTATCACTAGGTTTTTTACCCTACTAAAGCGAAGAGTCTATTTCAACTTTGAACTTTTGTGGGACAGCAAACAAATTTAATTGGAGTTGAACCAATGACGCAAGCAACCATTGTTTATTTCTCAGCAACTGTTTCCTTTATATTTTTATGTGTTGGTGTGATTGCTGGGTGGACAGCAAACGAAAAACTCCATGAGTACATGTATCGTATGCAAGAAGACAACATCCATCCAGAAATGTTAGACGGAGACGGTCAATGGATCAACGAAGAACTTCTGTCAGTTCGCTTTGTAGATGAAGAGGAACTTGAGGAAGAATAAATACACTTATGATATTAATTAGGTCATGCAATTATTACTGAATGAAGTGCTGCAAAAAATAAGCAACGCTAAAACTAAGGCACAAAAAATTAAACTTTTGGTGGAGCATAACTCTCCAGCACTCAGGCAAATTCTAATTGCCAACTTTGATGAGAGCATTATTTCTATGCTTCCAGAAGGTGAAGTTCCTTATGAAAAGAATGAAGCACCAGAAGAGACAGAGCATACGAAACTTGTTCATGAGTATCGTAAACTTTATCTCTTCTTTAAAGGTGGAGCGAATGTATCACAAAATCGTCGCGAAACCTTATTCATTCAACTTCTCGAAGGTCTCCATCAAGGAGAAGCAGAAGTGTTATGTTTAATGAAAGATAAAAAGATCGGTAAGCGTTGGAAGATCACAAAGCAATGTGTTGAAGAAGCGTATCCCCAGATTCAATGGGGAGGTCGCTCTTGAATTTACTTCATGAAAATTGTGATCCTGAATTAGCAAAAGATACGTCACTACCATGCACTGCTTATATTATTGAGTATGATGTTGAAGGTAGTGTTCAATATGACATTGCTATATCTGCTAAACAAGTAGAAATATTTGACCATTACTGGGACAAGTATCATAATGTGATTAGTATGAAACAAACAGAGGGTAGAGCTAATCCTAAACTCTGGCAAAATCCTAACAAGAAAAGCAAATGAGTGCAAATCAAAAAGGTAATTGGTGTATTTTCTATCGCAAACTATCTGAACCTACAGTCTGGCATACGATGAAGACATGGAGGAAGGATGGTGTTCTCGTATCTGCTAAAACTTATGACGATGTGTATAAGTTTGGTAGATTCAAAGAAGCATTTGATTTTGCCAAGAATTTAATTACTGGTGCTGGAACAGTTCCTGTCTATGACGCACAGGTCAAGAGAGTTTGTCATGCGAGAGGAGATTCATTTTACCTATCTGGAAGTTGACTTGCGACCATAAATAAAGTATGGTATAATTACCATACGTTCATCCCACTCTTGGGTGGGACGCAAGTAAGTCGCGGAACGGAGCCGTTCATCCCATGCTAGAACTATTATTCTATACATCACTCACCTGCCAACAAGCTGACGCAATCATTCTAAGAATGAAAGCAAACGAGAATATCTCAAATGCTTTTAAGGTAGAGTTGATTGAGGTAATGAAGGAATCAACGCCTGAATGTTATCCATGGGACGCACACGACTGAAGGAACGGGGATTAAAAACCCTAACTTCAGGAGACTGACAAATGAACACACTAAACATGATCAAGAAGCAGATTAATAAAGTATCTGCTTTGCATGACGCACAGATTGCTATGACCACATATCGTGGTGTTGAGTATTCGACACGTTGTGTAGAATCAAAGGAAACCCATGGCACATTCTGCTATCGTGGTAAAACTTATAGTAAGTGAGTTACTTGTAAACTTATAAACGAAGGGTTAACGCCCTTCTTTTTTTGTGCCTATTTATTTTTGAGCATATTTACGGATGCTAAAATGTTATGAAACCCTTATAATTAGTTATAGAAATGAGGACTAGTGATGTAATAAACAAATCTTAGTTATGATTTAGTTTTATTCTATACCAAGGAGGTGCATCATGCATAATTTAATTTCTTTCAATCAATTACATGAGTGGAGAAATTTTGAATCATCTGTAAAACAATCACAAGAGGAACTAGAAACAATTAATGAATACTATGAATGCTTAATCGAATGTCGAGAAGGTCAGTCATTATGTAAACGTATTTGTAGGAGAATCTTAGCATAACATCATCACGGGGGGTTGCGACCCTCCTTTTTTTGTGCTATGATGGATCGATACTACCCATAAATATATGGATATTGAATCTGATTGGAGATACAGCGATGAACGTATGGTTCTTCGTGCTGATGTGTTTATTAAATTGAAACACTATTTGAAATTAAAAACAGGAAAGCATCTATATGAATTCTGTCATCATTGGGTATCTCAGGGCAATCAATCAACAGAGGGTGCTGAAGAAGCATTCCTCCAGTACTTAAAGGAGGTAACCCATTGAGGTTTAAAGACACAATTAAAGTAGCAAAGAAAGCGATTAAGCTTGCGGATAAGAATCCGATGATGTATACTGATGAAGAGATCCATTACATGCGACTGCAGTTACGTGCTGCGAAGGCAGGTCTCAAGAAAAAACGTGAAATGATGAGTAAAGGATTCAAGAATGAAGCAACAACATGGGTCAGTCCGTCTAGTTTCTATCACCCCAGAAGCGGAGAAGATGATGGGGTACGTAGCGAGGGTGAGCAACCCGAACAACCAGGACAACCCGAAAGTCTCGGGACTCCTTAGTTATTGTATCAAACATAATCACTGGTCTGTATTTGAACAAGCGTTCATGACACTAGAGATTGAAACGAATCGCGGAATCGCAGCTCAGATCCTGAGGCATAGGAGTTTCACATTCCAAGAGTTTTCTCAACGGTATGCTGATAGTTCTATGTTGACTGATAAGATTCCTCTACCTGAGTTGCGTCGTCAAGATACAAAGAACAGGCAGAATAGTATTGATGACATTGATGGTTTCACTCGTCAGAGATTCGAGATTGCTATGCAGAACTATTTTGCTGAAGGTATGGATCTTTATCGTGAGATGCTTGCTCAAAATATTGCTAAGGAATGTGCTCGTTTTGTGCTTCCTTTAGCAGTTCCCACAAAAATTTACATGAGCGGTTCAGTTCGTTCATGGATGCATTATATCGATCTGCGTTCTGCTCATGGAACACAGAAAGAACACATGGATATCGCTCATCAATGTCGCGATGTATTTGTCAAAGAATTACCTATTTGTGCTGAAGCACTGGAGTGGTCATGAAACTATTAACACTTGAAGACTATCAATTGGCAGGCAAAACTTTCTGGCCTAAGTATTGGTATATCGCTAAAGAACTTGGGGAGGATGCCAAACCTGAGCAGGTTCTCAAAGTTATGGAAGCGATTGGTGGTGTTGCTCTGAAGGCAGCACTAGAAGAAAAACTAGCAGGTCCATTTGGATTTAATAAAGTAAAGGAGGGTTCCGATGGCGACGTATCCAGTGATTAACAAAGAAACTGGTGAACAAAAAGAAGTAATACTTAGTGTTCATGAATGGGGTCAGTGGAAAGATGACAATCCAGAATGGGATAGAGATTGGAGTGATCCATCTACATGCCCTGCCTCTGGTGAGGTTGGTGATTGGAGAGACAAGATGAGTAGAACACATCCTGGTTTTCATGATATAATGAAGAATAAGATTGCTCCTAAAGCACCAAGAAACAGAACCATCACACAAAAGTATAACTGACATGCCAGCTAGAAAGAAGACTACTAAAGCACCAGGACAGGGTATGAATGCGAAGCAAAGGAAGCGTCGTAAACCTATTGATGAAGCATACATGGTTCCAATCGAACCTCTTACTCACAATCAACAAATCATGTTTGATGAGTGGGACAAAGGTAAGATGGTCTATGCCTATGGTGTAGCAGGCACAGGCAAAACATATGTTGCTCTTTACAAAGCACTTAAGGATGTACTCAATGAGTATACACCTTTTGAAAAGATCTATATTGTCCGCTCTCTTGTCGCTACTAGGGAGATTGGTTTCCTTCCTGGAGACCACGAGGATAAGTCTTCTCTCTATCAGATACCATACAAGAACATGGTTCAATCCATGTTTGAGATGCCTGATGATGCATCATATGAAATGCTCTACGATAACCTGAAGGCACAGGAAACTATCTCCTTCTGGTCTACTAGTTTCATTCGTGGCACTACACTTGACAATGCTATCGTTATCATTGATGAGTGTCAGAACCTAAACTTCCATGAACTAGATTCAATCATCACTCGTGTCGGACAGGACAGCAAGATCATTTTCTGTGGAGACGCAGCACAAACTGATCTTCAAAAGATCTCTGAACGCTCAGGTATCCTAGACTTCCAACGCATCCTACAAAACATGGATGAGTTCGCACTGGTTGAGTTTGGTGTGGATGATATCGTTCGCTCTGGTCTTGTCAAATCTTACATTATTAATAAAATTAATCTAGGTCTATGAAACTGTTCAATCATGTGGGATTAGATCCTATTGAAATGTCTGCTAAAATGGTGGAGGGAAAACGTGTTTATCTTACACCAACAGGACATCATTATCCATCTGTCACCACTGTGATTGGCAACAACAAAAAAAAGTTAGAAGGTCTTGCTAAGTGGCGAGCTCGCGTTGGTGAGAAGGCAGCGAATGCCAAGTCCACTCGTGCTACTGGTAGAGGAAACAAGTATCACTCTATTGCTGAGGACTACCTCAATAATAATCTAGACCTAAAGAAGTATAAATCGCACCCACTTCCTGTACTAATGTTTCATCATAGTCGTCCTACTTTGGACCGTATAAATAATATTTACTTACAGGAAGCGGCGCTCTACTCTAAACATTTAGAGATTGCTGGGCGAGTAGATTGTATCGCTGAGTTTGACGGTGTGTTGTCTATCATTGACTTTAAGACAGCAGAACAACCAAAGCGTGAAGCATACCTCTACGATTACTTCGTTCAAGAAACTGCATATGCATGTATGCTACAAGAAAATTACGGGTTGAGTGTCAAACAACTCGTTACTATTGTTGCTTGTGAAAACGGAGAGACTCAAGTTAAGGAGCTTCCACCTAAGAAAGAATTCTTTATGAAACTAATGAGTTATATCTCGGAGTATCAAGAACAATATGGACAAGAAACAATTATTAGAGGATAAGTTTATGACTGCTGCGAGATTCTCGCAGGAGGTGGAGAAGATTGCTTTACACAATCCCGATATGAATTATATTGATTCGGTTATCCACTACTGTGAAGTGAATGAGATTGAAGTTGATACTATTAATAAATTAATTAGTAAACCACTCAAAGAAAAGTTGCGTCATGACGCACAGCAACTTAACTTTATGAAAAAAACCAGTCGTGCCAAGTTGACATTAGTATGAGCTTCTTTAAATCAGATATCATCCGAGGAGATATCCAAGAGATGATGGAACTACAGCAGTTTTGTTTTAGATCTGCTATGAACTTTGCTCTTCTTGATGAAGAACGTAAACTAGAATACTTTGATACTCTAGCAACTCTTATTGAAAAGCAAAAGATCTTTCATGCTCGTATCAAGTTGAGTGACGATCCTGAAGCTGTCTCTGTCCTTGAGACAATGAAGCAAGGGGTTGTTATGCTAGGTGCCACACCTGGTACACCTATCGAGCAGATGTTTGATGAGTTGTTGGAGAAAGTTCAAAATCTCAAGACTCGTTTTGAAAACGGTGAAGGTCCACCGGGTTGACACCCACCCCACCACCTGCTATAATAACTTCGTTGGGCAGACGGGACTGGGAGACTGGTTCGCACGTAAGACCCAACACGTAAACCAAATCCAATCTAATCCAAAAAATCTATGTCTTTTTCAGACCTTAAGCGTAAATCCCAGACCAACTTTGACTTCCTACAAAAGGAATTAGAGAAATCATCCAGCGGTAAGAACGTTGATGAACGTTTCTGGAAACCAGAGGTTGACGCTTCTGGAAATGGATACGCTGTTATCCGTTTCCTCCCTGCCCCTGATGGAGAGACTCTCCCATGGGCGAAACTATACTCCCACGCCTTCCAAGGTATTGGTGGTTGGTATATTGAAAACTCTTTGACTACACTCAACGAAAACGATCCTGTTGGTGAAGTTAACCGCCGTCTCTGGAACAGCGGTGCTGATGAAGACAAAGAGACTGCTCGTAAGCAGAAGCGTAAGCTTCAATACTACAGCAACATCTATGTTGTGAAAGATCCTAAGCACCCTGAGAACGAAGGCAAAGTCTTCCTCTATAAGTATGGCAAGAAGATCCACGACAAGATCCTCGCTGCGATGCAACCTGAGTTCCAAGATGAAGAGAAAGTAAACGTCTTTGATCTGTGGGAAGGTGCTAACTTCAAACTGAAGATCAAGAAGGTCGCAGGATACTGGAACTACGATAGTTCTGAGTTTGATAATGTCTCTGCTCTGTCAGCTGATGATGATCAACTAGAAGCAATCTGGAAGCAAGAGCATTCTCTTGAAGCATTCACTCACAAGGATCAGTTCAAATCATATGCTGACCTTGAGAAGCGTCTGAATATGGTGCTTGGTATCACTCAACGTGCTGCTGTTCCTACAGTAGACAGTGAAGAGTATGAACCAGTCGCTGCTACTGGTGGGTTCAACGACCCTGACATCACTGGTGGATCTTCTTTCCGTCAGCAAATGAATGCTCCCTCTCCCGTCAAGGAAGAGGCAATCGTTGAGGATGACGACGCACTGTCATACTTTGCACGTCTTGCTGAAGAGTGATTAAGTTTCTCTGGAGAGGACTGAATCATCCAGCAACTTATCTAAACCTTACGTTTGTTGGAATGTTATTTGTGATTCAGTTCGTGCATACCAAAGCACACCTTACTTATGAAGCAGACGTTCACGGTCATGTGTTTAGAGCATTAAAAAAAGACCCAGAACTAGCAAAACCTACTTGCTACAAATTGGGTTTTTCAAAACGATAAAACTGGGAAAAAATTTCGGGCAAAATTTTGCCTGGAAAAGTCAACCAGTTTTCTTTAGACGCTGACTGATAAAGTTAGCGTCTTTTTTGTATAAATTTTGTCTTCTGAAATCATTAACAAATGATTCTAGATATGCAGGTTTCAGTAAAAAGATTTCTCTTTTCTTTTCATTCTCATTATTATACCACTCAGCAACGGTGACGGGACCACAAATCTCGTTGCCGTTTTTTGTTGTGATAGCACCATCAATGTTTAGTTTGTGTGTTGTATTGTAGAATGTCTCATCAACACGTTGACCTTTTTTGTATGGTCCAATCTCATCTGTTTCGTAGTGATGTATAGTTCCATACGGATCATCATATTCTTTTTCTAGAACCTTATACATCTCATAGTTTGTCATTGGCCAATCATATTTGACGTTGACCATATTATTTGTCAAAACAATAATCCAATCATAGAATGGATCTCCGTATGCTTTATCTGCTAATGTATCTGGACGTTCTCCGTCTTCAATTGAATACTTTTGAAAAATAATCGCATAAGAAAATACGTCATCGTTAATTCTGTATCTACGAAAGAAATTCTTAGCAGTTACAAAATCGGAATTTGAAAATGGATAACTAATTGGTTTCTCATCGTATGAGATGTTTGGAACGATTGAAAAATACATTTTATCTTACTGAGTTGTCTGCGATTTCTTCTGAGAATACAAGTTTTGTTTCTTGGAAACCTAATGCTAATTCAATAGCAACCGGTTGACCTGGGTTTTTGCTATCTGCATATGTAGCGTAAGCTCCATCTGGTGTGTAGTTTACATCAACATTAGTAATAGCACACATTTTATATCTAGGAAGAGCTAGGTGTTCTTTTGCTCCTCTCATAAAAGAAACTTGACATAAATTTGGAACCGCTATGAAATCATTAGCTGTTCCTTTATTTTCAAATCCAAAAACTTTTCCTGGATTTCTGCCAGGAAGTGTACACATTTTAAATATTTTACATATTTCATTAATAATAGCAGATTCATCTGAATTTCTTGGAACTAATTTAAACTTGAGATTAAAATTTCTCATGTCTA